GTGCAAGATATGTCTAGGGAAAGGGTTTTTGCCCAAGTCCTATTGTCTGCCCTAATTTCTGGTGATTCTGATGATACATTAGCCAAGAATACCTTAAGCGTGGCCGTGGTTAGAACACTAGCCAGAGTAGGTTCTTGATACATCACTTGCAGAATCTCTTGAAACTTGGCATCGAAAGTTGATCTTGTCGTTGTGTCTGCCCTAGTTGCATAGGTGATTGTGGCTGGGCAACGAAATACACCAGAATAGGGGATGATTTCCTCTGACCCAATAGATGCTTGAATTACTAGATTGGGGAGTAATCTTTGGCCTTCCGTATCGCTCTTGTAGATATTAACGCCAGAAATACCCGCTAGGGCTGTTGCCAGCCCATTCTCAATCTGACGCTCGATTGAGATCATTAGGTCGTTGGGTCAGCTATATCAATAGTGTAGCTAACTCCATCCGCACTTTGTTGGTATCCAGCAATCATCCTCTCTGCCGTTCCTACTGTTATATAAGCCCCAATAGTTACTGGCGAGGAAATAGCCGATGATGGCACAACCATACTTTGCGTAACCCTCAAAATCTCTCCACCCACATCTAGCTCTTGTGCAATCGTTAAGTCGGTAATAGAGGCAGATACAGCAGAAGAGCCAAGCCCGGTGACAACTGTATATAGGTCTCCGATCATATTTGTAAGATCGGTTGAGAAATAGGTGGTATCGATTGTCCCCGCCATAAACCCACCCATTATGTCAATTTATCTCTACGCTATCCCAGATAAAGATATTGTCCTTATCAAATGGCTCGATTGTTTGCGGGAAATACACAACCTTACTTTCTTTCCTAACCCCAGCCGCTATTGCCATTTGACCACTATCTATTGACCAAAACTCATTAGCCCCTCTTATTGCCCTAGCCATCTCTGGTATATTAGGGGCTGTGTAGGTTCGCAATCCCTTAATCTCCATACCCGGAGGGCAAAGCACAAAGAAGTTATTTTCCCCACACTTCTTCCTTGCCTCAACGATGATTTGCAGGGGGTCTCTCTTGTGACCTTGGCTTATCCCAAAGGGGGCAACCATATTATAGGTTTCTGGAAGCTCCTTGGCTGGGGCATCATCTAGCTTATCGAACAGAATATCTTTTGGGTCTGCCTTGTTAATCTCTGGGTGAGCATATACAAACTCCGTCCAAGTCCTATTTGAGAAACGATATTGTTGGTATTTGTTAGGCCAAATCTCAAGGTCTATAACATCTCCCTTGTTGCCAACCTTTACATAGGAAACCATCTCAAAGATGCCGTGGTATTGGGGCAAGCAATCAAAGAATACCTCGTGGCCTTGGTCGGCTAGATATTTGCAAGCTGGGAGGCAACGAATTATGTCTCCTAGCCTCTGGGAGTATTTGATTGTTTTAGCAGTCATCGGCTACGCTCCTATCGTGTAGGTGTGGGAAGTATTCGCTCAATCGAACTGGGCCGACTGTCTTTTGCAATTCCTTCCACCCATCAACTAGCCCTTTGTACCCATAGAAATCTTCCTTAAACTCAACTTGTTTTTCGATGGCATAGGCATAGTGATTGAATACTAGACCCCAAGTTTCAGTCACTCCCCTTGGAACTAGGCGAGACTGGATGTTTAGGCGGGGCGGCTCGTGGCTTGTGAAGCAAACATTCTTGCCCCACTTCCAAGCCCTCATCCACTCATACCAGTTCGAGCCATACCCCTCCCTAGTAACCACTCGCTTATTTTCTCCCACAAAAAAGTTACAATGGAACTGCATCGTTGCCCCCTCCTCTGCCCCCTTTAAGCATTCGTAAATCCCCTCGATCTGTTCTGCTCTCCACATCTCGTCAGCGTCCACCTCCATTACAACCCCATCATCTACCCCAAACAAGGCTTGCTGAATCATCTCTAGCTTTCCGTTGAATGGCTTGCCTTGCGAATAGACAATAACATTCCCACCTTGGATGCTATTGAGATATTCGTGCGTTCCATCTATGCTCTTGAAATCTTTGTGCCATTTGTCGGGCACTTGCTTACACCACCGGGTGCATCCAACTGGCTCACTTACCCCCTCGACAATCCTCCATCTCCAAGGAATCTTGAGCTTTTGAAACTCTGCAAGATGCCTCTCGATAAAAGGCATTCCATTTAGGACGATGGTAAAGATGGTCAGCATAATTGGTATGCCTCGTTATGCTCACTCGCATCGGTTGGCTGAAATCCCAAGGCTGTTAGTTTATCAATACAAGATGAGTATTTTTGCCCTCTTGTATTAACTCCGTCTGTGTGGAGAATCTCGAACTCGATTCTTGCAATCCTATATTTTTGAATATCAAGCCCAAGAATAATGTAAGAATCCAAGCCCTCTGTGTCGATATAAAGCCTGTCGCACTTCTCAATTTTGTTTGAATTGAGGAAACTAGAAAGGCTTGTTGCTGGGACATTGATTGTATTAAAATCCATATGTCCGTGGTCTGTTAGGTGATTTTTTAATGTTGAGGCGTGAGCGTTAAGTGCCTTTGAGCGTGGAATGTGCAAATCCACCGAACCAGCATCATTCGGGACAATCGCAAGGTTGTAGAATCTGGCTTGCTTAAAATCAGAATATGTCTGCTTGCAATCTTCGAGTGCTTCTGGGTTTGGCTCTACAAGATGTATCGCCTCGATGCTGTCCCTATTCTTTTGGCAAAAGTCTAGGATATGATCTTTCCCATCGTTGCACCCAATTTGAACAATGGTCATAACTGGAAGATGGCCGCCCCATTACGAACAGACCAATCCTCCCATAGCAGTTTCCCAAATCCCTTGAGCTTGTTGTAGTTTGCCAAGTTCTTAATGTCGTTCACATCATCCAAGGCTATGATTGCCTTCTCTGCTAGGAATGGCCTTACGCAACGAAGTTCTGCCTCACCAGAAAAAGGCGAGCCATCAATCAGCACAAAGTTAAAATCAACATTATGCTCAAAGTGAATGTCCTCTATTGCGTTGGTGCTATAAGGTTCAGCAAATTCTACGCATTCGTGATACCACCCAAGAACTTGATCTAGGGGATATTGATTAAGTGCAGTTTTGTTTGTGCCATAAAATTCCGCTATATCCAACTGGTTCATCCAGAGTTTCGGAAGGGTTGCAGTCCCTTTGATAGAAACACCCCCTCTTGCAGATAGGTTCATTGAGTGCCTACCGATGCGGTCTGGGTGGTTCTCAATGCTGAATAGCCTTTTTGTCCTAATACATTGGGTCGAGCCATCCCCAGTTCCTCCCCCGATCTCTAGCCCAATATCCAAACCCTCGCTATATTTTGCTAGGGCTTTACCAAAAGAATCGTGAATGGTTACTTCTTGCATTTCACCATTTCCGCTAATGCTTTTTTGATTGCGTACTCAATCACGGCTTCTGGGTCGTGCTTTAATGCCAGCATTCCAGCCTCATACAATTCCTTCCCCGCCTTCCCATCATAGGTAATATCGACTAGCACATACTTGGTTTTGTCGAGACGAGACTTGCCGAAGGTAATTATACCAAGCCCCCCAGTATTCTCGCCCTTTTTAGCTTTTCTACATCCAATTATTTGCTTTGCGTTTTTCATATATGGCTTTTCCTTTCTCATAAAACTCTGGCTTGTTGTGGTTCTTTAACTGTTCGTCTGGATTGCCCCCTGCAAACATAGGGTTCTCGTGCCTAAATACCAAGTCCCTAGCTTCAATTACACAATCATCAGCATAGGCTCTTTCCGTAAACTCGTTGTCGGAGTATATGCCGTCCGAATCTTGATAGCTTGGGTGAAACATATAACCCCCCTGCTTGCGGAGTCTCTTTTGCGTTAGGATGGCCATACAAAGCAGTTTATCGGTTCGGAGGCCATCTGATACTGCCAGCACCCTTTCGGCCTCTAGGTTGTCGATTCTGCTCAAAATTAGGGCATCCCAGTACCTCGGTGGACTCCAATCATCGCTCATTTGCACAATAACCTCGCTTTTTGCCATCTTTGCCCCCTCGTTCCAAGCGTTGATAATTCCACCCGGATTAACCCTTTTGCCTTCGTGCGGGGTGTAATCGACCGCCTCATCGTGATCGACCATAAACAACCACTCAACCGCTAGGGGTTCTTTGGCTAAAGCCAGCCACTGCATCTTACGCTGGAAGGCAAGCTGTGGCCTTCCCCTTGTGGCGTGGACAATGCTTATCTTGGGCTTGGGATACATATTTACCAGCTTGGCTACTTCCTCTTTTTGGCCGTAGCAGATAGAGGCCATTCGGTATCCATCGAGGGCTTGCCAATCGTAGACAGCGTGAACTTGATTCCAGTAGTGAAGATTCGGCTTGGGCATAGCCATACAAGCCCTGCCAGAATGCCAAGCCTTTGCCCAGTCTCCCCTTGCGGAATACTCTGCCATCAAATAAAAATAAGCCTCTCTGCGGATAGGATTAACCCCAATCGCTTCCCCCAAATATCTAAATCGTTTCTCGTTGGGTGAGCATCTGCCAAGGTTGCATAGAAGCTCATATTTGAGAGTCTCGTCTAGGTCTGGGAATGCCAAGGCTCTTTCCCCTACCTCAATCGCTTTATCCACTTGACCCCTCAAGAAAAACTCTTGGTGCTGATAGTAAAGATTGAATGGGGTAGAGGTTAGCTCATCTGCTAGGATGCGATGGTTTCTATCTGCTGAATCTGCCTTGCTTGTAATTGGGCGGTGAATCCTAAACACTTTATCAATGGCTAATAACTTGTTCCTATCGTTTGGCTCAAGGGCTTCGTGAACTCTGTTCCTCCACCTACCGCACCCCTTACGCAAGGCCATCTCTCGAATAGGATTCAACCCGGCATTCTCAACTAGATAACGAAAGCAAACAATTTCAGCCCCTACTTTTTCAGCTTGTTCCAATCCCTCCTCTAAAACCTTTTCCCCGCCCTCTGCCATTATGTCATCGGCATCTACCCAAATAGACCACTCGTTCTTACAAGCATCTAGGGCTGTGTTTCTAGCAGAAGCAAAATCGTCTATGTGAGGCCAATCAGTTTTCTTATTCTTATAATGGATGACTTTAGCCCCAAGCGAAAGGGCGATCTCCTCTGTCTTGTCTGGCGTAGCTGACCCCCTAGCCATACAAACAATAATTTCTTCTGCGATGGGCTTAAAAGATTCAATGACTCGCTTAATGTGGGCTTCTTCATTTCCAGCGATTAAGTAAAGGGAAATAGGATATTTCATTTAGACTAGGATTTCTATCTGCTAGAGGATGTCAATTAAAAGAAAAAGGGGGAGCAGGTTATTCACCCACTCCCCCTTCTTCAGAGGAAACAACCAACAATCTTTAGGCGAAGTTGGTGGTGATACGAACCGCCGCATTGGGGTCAATTACGACCTCATCGGTGTTCATACGCACACGCAACACTTGGCTACGGCGAGCTTCGTCACGATAGCTTTCAGAGACGAAACCACCAGCCGAGTCACCCGACCAGACCAAGGTGCGTCCGATACCACCAGCGGTGAACTCGCCACCAGCAATCTGACCCACAACGATCTTGGTGTCTGGAACAACGAACGAACCAGAGTAGGCTTTGTTCTTGCCGGCAGAGTTGATTGCCGCACGGCCAACGAGGAGGTTCTGAACTCCCAGAGCCGCCGCAATTTCGGACTCGCTCAACAACCGAGCACCAGTATTGGAGATAACTCCGAAGAACTGATTCTGTAGGAGGGTAGAGCGACGAATCAACTCAAACACATTGGCAGACATCGCAACGCAATTCGGCTCGTAACCATACTGGTTAAGAGCCAATTTGGCCGCCGCCACATCACGAGCAACATCAATTGTTGTCACATTCCCCTGCGTGTAAGCAACCGCACGAGTCTGGTCAGCGATGGTGAAGGGAGTCGTTGCATTCCAGAGAAGATCGGAAACCCGCTTCTCGTGGGAGAGCTTCAACTGACGGAGCAAGAACTTGGCAGTTTCGCTCTCGTAGGAGAAGAAACGAGACAAGTCTGCAACGCTACTATCATCAAGTAACTCCTCAAGGCCGTATTCGTCCGTGCTATAATTTGCTTGGCTGAATGACCTAATTCCTCGGCTGTATCCCGAACCAGCATCACGAGCCGTTGCATTGTTGGTCAGCAACTCTGCACCAGCCAACTGAACTTTGAGGTATGTTCCAGCCTTTGCTTCGACATTCTGCAAAGGAAGGAGTTGTGCTCCGATCAAACCGACATCGGCTTGAGGGGCTTCAATGAGGGCTTGGTTTAGGTCTGCCCGAATGGTTGAACCGCCGCTAATGTAACTCATTTTTTATATTCTTTCTTGGTTGGTTAAATTACTGGGTTAAAGGAACTGCGACTTCGATTACTGCATCAGCCGCACCACCTTCAAGAGCAACCCCGACGATGCCAACATTGGCCGCCGCAGTTGTCACAAGGCCAGCCGTGCTGGTAGCCACAAGGCCGCCAGCCGCAATCGCCGTATCACAAGTTGCAAAAAAGGTTGGGTAGAACAGCTTAACTGCTCCGTTGTCACCAGCCGCTACATCGGAAATAGTAGAGCCAACTGCACGAGCCGTGCCGGAGACTGCCGCTACTGCCAATCCATCTGTGCCGATTTGAACGAATCGGTAAGCCGAAATCGCCGAAGCGAAGTTAAAGGTGCGGACTGCACCACCGTCAATATTTGTTGCCATTTTAGTATTATCCTTTGTTTAGAGTTTAGAGATTCCCCGAGACAATGCCTCAGAGTACTCCTTGGGGTTGGACAGCATCACGGCTTTCATCGCCTTGAGCTTCGATGTTCCGTAGTCGCTATGGGCGGCCACGAGTGCTTCAAAAGTTTTGGGTTCTTCCTTTTTCTCGGAAGGAACTTCGATTGAAGGGGAGGCAGGGATGGGCTTAATGCCGAACTCGGTGAGAACTTTCTTCACAACCGCACTCATCTCCTCGGTGTTGTCCTCTTCCTCGTCCTCTTTTTCGATGACGATCTTAGGAGCTTCCTCGGACTTCATCTCCTCTTTCTTGACTTCTTCTTTGGGTTTAATCGCCTCTTCCAAGGCGGCGAGACGAACTTTTACTTCGTCCATATCTTTTTTATAATCTGTGTTTTCCATATTTGATTTGTCCTTTTTGTCAAGTGGAGCTTCCTCCACGGTTTCTTTGGCTACTGCCGGGATTGTCTTGCCTCCCTGCACATAACCGAGTTTTTCCATAAACTTCACCATCTCCTCGAATAATCCATTCGTGGCGGCTGGGCTGGAAACTAAATCAGCAGAGGCGATGCTCTGGGGTCGAATGTAATCCTTACCGTTGATGGTCTCGGACTCATTAACAAAGGCTAGGGAAACGCCAAACTGGTCGGGGGCTTCGGAGGCCATCTCTTTAATCAATCCGTAGTGGGGCGAGTTGCGAAGCAAGCGGAGGTCAGCAACAAGTCTATCCCCTTCGATGCGGGGGTTTCGGGCAAAGCCCACTACTGCGTCTAATCCGCTTCCGTGGTTCATCTTTACCTTCACCCCATTCTTTGCCTTGCTCATAAGATTTAGGGCGGTCTGCAAGCTAACTTTATCCACGAAAAGATCGTGACCCTTTGCTTCACCAACCTCTAAAATTGAAACTCCACCTAGCTCCATTTCCTCTAGTTCCTCATCCCGATAGGTTGAATAGGCAACTGCCGCCCTTTGTTGTTCTTCTGGAAAGTCGCTGATGGCTTGCTCGTCTCCCATAAAGCGGGAAACAAAGTCTTGCTCTGATTCGTCAGCGGAAGGAATGGGCAGGGGCATAAGGCTTCCTATATGTCAAAAGCATTTAATAAACTAGGTTTTCGTCCATAGAAGGCTCGGTGACTTCCATAATTTTCGCACCCATTTTAGACAATTCTTGTGCCAGATTGCCCCCCAGAGAGCCATCTGCGGGACTGTATGATGCCAATAGGTCAGAATATATGGATTCTATTAGCTCTAAAATAATCTTGTTTTTTGTATCTATTGAAATATCCCCATCATCAATAGTTATTGAGATGTTTTCACCCAGCAAAGAAGCTATAATTTTAATCATATTGTGCCTTATTTAAGTCCTCTTGTTTTCTTCAGTAGTCTACCAGTTGCAATCCCAGACACAAGATCAAACCACTCTGGGTCAGCTTGAGCAAACGCAACTGGGTTTTCGTGCAGTAATTCTAGCCCCATCGAATAAACCTCGGTGGAGGCTAAAGACTTTGAACTTGCCCCGAATGGTGTCTCTTTGTATCTTTTCCCAGCATAATAGGCTTTATTTTTGGTATTTGCATCTGGGACTACCGCCTTGAAAGTTTTTTCAAAATCGTCAGGCGACCCCTCTTCATTTTTCCCATACCCATACCCCCTAAATATCTTTTGATACCTCTCAACCTTTTCTCCGCTTGTTCTCTTCTTAAGGAAGTCAGCACACAAATCGTGTGCCTCTGGGCTTCCATTTTCAACCTGATGCCCATATTCGTGAAGTATTGTGCTTAAGGTTGTTTGTTTATTTATTACTATCCCAGTTAAGTTTGCACCTCTTGTGCCATCAACAAATTCTAGTGTTCGCCCAACTGAGTATTCCCTGCTTGTTCCAGAATATGTTATTGGTTTTGATAGTGAGTCGGTATGCGTGTTGGGGTTGAAGATTGATCTTAAGGCATCTTGTGCCTTTTCCCTCTGCCGCACCGCATTATCATCCTTGCTGTCCCTTATTGATTTCTTGTCTGTTGCTATTGCTGTTTGCTGTTTTTGCTTTAATTCTTCTGTGGCCTTACTTAATTGCTGAGAGGAGAAACCGTCTTGCTTGTTTATCTCTAGCATATCCTCACGAATCGCCTTCAGACCAATTTCTCTAACTTTTGCCCTGCTATTCTCGACGATTTGTTTCTGTGCCCTGAGTTCTTCCCTTAAGGATTGTAATTTGCCATAATCCCTTTCAATCTGTGCTTTGTATTCCTCATATTTTTTGGGGTCTGTTGCCGCAACTTCGTCTTGGCGTTTTGCCAGTTCTGAAAATTTTTGTTGTGTTTCTGATAGGTTCTTCTTTGTTTCTTGATATTTGTTTTCTTGGGACTCCACATCTTTCTGTGCGGCAGAGCTTTCCTTGATTATCTTGTCCCTAACAGCTTGAAGCTGTTTTTGATTTTCTTTAATAACTGGTTCTAGCGATGCCTTCTCCTTGCTGTCGTATGCTTTGGTTGCATTTGGGAATTTGGATTTTATCGCTGGCTTTTCTTGTGTTGGCTTTTTTGTTCCAGCAGGGGGGGGCGGGGGTGGGGGCGGCAACGGCGGTTTTGGTGCTGGTGGTTTGGGTGCTGGTGGCTTTGGGGGAAGTGGTTTCTTTCCCTTACCAACTTGCGGTGTTGGCCTTTTATAGCCCTTGGGGAACTTTCCACCGGGTCGAGTTGGCGTGTAGCCTCCCTTCAGTGGGGGTCTCCCGTAGCCAACCGCACACACATTATCTGGCCCGAAAGTACCACCATCATCTTGCCCGCAATCCCTGCCAGCAACAAACTCGGTTTTTCTTGTTTCACAATCAGATTTTTCCTCTAGCAAATCGCCGTCTGCCTTGCGATAGCTTTCTTTGACCTCACCCCCACCAGCCATCTTGAGAAACTTGTTCACCCTAGCCATCGCCCAAGCGTTCCTAGAGTTAGGCTTTCCCCCGGTAATCGTTGGCCTAAAGCTAGTCGAGAACGCACCCGCTCCCCTGCGAAACACTTTCTTTAATGCTCCAAGGGTAGGGGCTTTCCTTGAGGGGTGCTTGTCTTTGAACTCGGCAATCTTGTTCTTCAATGCCTCCTCGTTCTCGGCTGAAATCTCAATGTCACCAGCTTTGCTTCTTGTAGATGCTGTGCCTTCTGGGTTCTCCTTCGAGCCTTTGATTCTCTCTTTAGGAGGAGCAGGAGTTTGAGAGACTGGTCGGGCTAGTTCTTTGTTATCCCTAGCTTCCATCTGCCCGACTACTTTCCTTGCCCAAGCATAGCCAGCATCGCCACCCCAGCCATTCCACGCTTGCCAGCCCTTGCCCTGCTCGTCCCAAGTGCTTCCTTTCTTATCGACTTCGTGCCTATCGAAAAAGGCTTTCATTCTTCGGATAGTGTCGGGAGACATCTTCACCCCATTCATTAAATCCCTAGCTCTGGCTATGCCTACTGGGGTCATTCCTCGTTGGCTAGATGGTTTGCCTTCCCGCACATCCAAAGCTCTTTTAGCGGCATCCCTAGCCCCTTGTGGTGGGGTAAAATCAATCCCATCGTATTTTGCCAACTCAATCCCGCCCATCATTCCCTCAATCAGCATCTTGATAGATGCGGGGTCTAGGCTTTCCAGAATCTCTAAACTACTTTTTTTTTGAGAAGTGCCAGCGGGGGCGGTCGGGGGCGTAGTAGGTTCTGGGGCTGGGGGTGTTGAGCCTCCCGAAGAATCCCCCTCTTGGTCTTTTGCAATCTGCTGTTTCTCTTCCTTGGTCGTAGGAATAGTTGTGCCAACATTGACCCCAGCGATGATTGCCCTTGCTTGGTCTGGGCTGATGGTCGGGAAGGCGGCGGTGATAATCGATACCGCACCCTCCTTGGAAACTGCACCCATAGCCACGGCATTGATAACATTGATGAGCGAAGCGACTTGTGCCCCATTGAGCGAAGCACCACCAAGCATATCCTCGTCTGAAGGTTGTCCAGCAGGTGTCTGCTCGCCTTCGGTTGGGATTGCTTGTGCTTGTTGTGAATCTCTGGTCAATCCCTCTGCGGCGATGTCGGAAATTGTGTCGGCTGAAACTTGGTATTCCTCTGCCAAGTCCTTAATCAGCTTGGCCTCGATAGCCCTTTGTCGCATAGAGCTTTCAAAGTCGAGTCCTCTCTCACTATAAATTTGAGAAGCGGTCATTAGGCCAGATCGAAATTCTGCTAAATTGGCTTGGCTCTCTCTCCCTAAATCTATGGAGACATTAGCCCCAAAATTGAAAATGCCCCTAGTCGTTCTGCTCCCAACATTATCCTCAATCAATCCCCTTGCGACTCCATCGGCAATTACGATGTTCTTAATGGGTCGAAGCACTTTATCATCGAGGAGCTTCTGGTATCTGCGGAAGGTTCGCCCTGCTTGTTGCATCTCAAGGCGAGCAGTCGGGCCAGACATAGCGGAAGGGTCTACGGCGAAGCTGTAGGGGATGCCAAGGCCAAGGCAAATGTTCCTTAAAAGAATCTTGTGGAACTCGGCGAAAGCACCAGAGGGTCGGCTCGGCCCATCTGGGAACACGATATCCTCACCCGGCTCTAGGTAGGAGATTTTGCCAGACTCAATCGCTTCTAGTTTGATCGTGTTGCCATTGAGGTCTTCATCGTTTGTGAGACTTGAGAGATCAGAGGCATTGTTGTTATTCCTCTTCACGATGCCAGCTTGCGAGCTTGCATTTTTAGCGGCCATCTTCTCAAAGTTGATAATGTCGTAGATGTCTGTGCAATCATTGATTGCGGTATGGAAAGCAGAGATTCCTCGGTACTGGTCGATGCGTAGCGGGTCGAATAGGTGGAAGGCTTGGCTTGAGGGGATGGTTGTCTGGTAGGTGTAGAAATCGCCAATGCTTCTATTGTAAATATCGTAGGCACTTGGAGCACCAGTATCCCGATCAATATGGATTCCACCAATCAAATCTAGGCTTGTATAAACCTTGAATGGGTCTCCCAACCTATCTGCCTCAATGCCTTGAATCTTTAGGTTGCCATCCTTATCTCGAACCAAAACGAAAAGGAAGTCACCATCCCGGAGCATACTCATCATCGCCACTTGCATAAGCGTTGAGCCAGTATGCCTTGTGGTTAAGTCGCATTTATCCCACCACTCTGCCCAATATGCCTCGACCTCTGTATTGACTTCGGGGTTCTCGGTTCGGGCTTGGTAGGAGATATTTGCGGCGGTGTGGCTGGCGAACTTCATTAGGATAGAGCGAACGAGGCCAACATTCTCTGCCAAATCCCTCGCCCTCTTCATCAATTCTACTCGGTCATAATTGGAATGATAATCTTCAGCACCAGAAAGGGCACTCGGCCCTTTTCTTTCCCTTGTATATTTGACTGCATCGTAAGAGAAATTGACGAGCTTTTGTCGTGCAATCATCCGATTAACTGCCCCTTGCGGGTTCAGAAAAGCAACGGCTTTATCTATTAAATTGAGTTGGGCTTTTTTCACGAGAACTTTGTGTAAGTTGTGCGGATACGAGTACCATTAACAGACTGAATGGCTAGGGTCAATTCCGCAATCGTATCTCTCACCTCACCGAGATTCGCTCTTGAAAACGAACGACCAGCTATCGAATAGCTTGAACCCGCCACCGCAATCGCCTCGAGACAAGTTACATACTTTTCACGCAAGGAGGTTAAGGTAGCAAGGGGTAGCCCAATGAAATCACCCTTCGCCATTATCAAACTCACTTTCTGTCAAACTTGCAGGGGAGACTTTCAATCGCCCATATAAGGCCGCACCCACGATTGCCATACACTCGCAATCCATCAAATGATTATTCTTCCCTATCTGCTTCCAGACAAGCCTTTCCCTGCCAGTCATAGGATTTTTCACTCTGACCTTTACCTCTGCCTCAATATGCACTCGCCAAACATCGGGAGTGTCTAGGGCGATGTAGCCGGGTTCTTTCAATAGGTTGGATAGGATGTCTTTGATGGATGGATTCGACCACCGCCAAACTGGGCAGAACTTCCACTTCCACCCAGTCTTAGATTGAACTGCCTTACCGCTGAATGGGTCTCCGTTGGCGATTCGAGCGTAGGGGCGTTGGAGCTTTCGATCATCTACAATTTCTGAGAAGCTAGTGCGATCTGAACCAACCAAGGCCATCCAGCCATTCTTACAACAATTCAAATAAACATCTCTGGTTTGATCGCCCGAATCGCAGAAAACGCATTTATGCTCTACGCCAAACTCCTCGGCCTTGGCTTGAATGTCGCCCCAAGTTTCCAACCGCCCTGCCCACACAAGCCTAGAGCGTCCCTCTAAATCCCAAGCCCTCACAACGCACCAAGCGTGGAAGCCCCCCGCCTCTTGAATGTCGCAAGCCATAATCAGCTTCTCACCCATCCGAACTTCACCCATCTTGTAGTCGCCCGCCACGATTTCCATCTTCTCTGATTCGTGTTCCATCCAAGGCTCGGCTAGAACTCGGTTCACGAAGTCTTGTAGCCCTATGATTCCATTGTGCTTATCTTGCAGAAACTTCACCGCCAAACTTCCAAAGGATACCCAAGGGGCATATAGGCCATTGAGATGATAGGAGCGTCTGGCTGGTTCGCCCTTCAGATTGGTTGCCCTCCATTCGCCTTCTCGGAGCATCTTGGTTTTCTGTCCATCTGTAATCTTTCCCTTGCACTCCTCGCACTCGTAGTAGGTCGAGGATTTAACCAGCTTAAAATCATAAACCCCATCCTCAATCTTTGCTGACTCGTCCCACTTTACTTGCCCCCAGACCAGCTTCTGCTTGTGTCCACAATGAGGACAAGGAACAAAGTAGAAACGCATATCGCCCTTCTGCCACTCACTCCAAATGATTGAGTCGGCGGTTGTTGGGGTGCTGGTTGCTATGATTAAATGATTGGGATATGTGCTGACTCGTGCCTCTGCTAATTGAACTGGGTTCGCCTCTCGCCCCGACCCCGCTTGCTCTGGGAACTTGTCCACCTCATCCATACACAACAAGGCAATCGAGCGACTGGAAAGAGCCGAGGGGCTTGTGCCAGCCCACCATACCGAGCATCGCTTGAAGTGTTGCTCTAGGATTTTTATTTTGTCGGTGTTGTCTGGCTTTTCTTTCGCAAGGGCTGGGCAATCGTCCACCATAGGAAGCCAGCGGGTTTCTGTAAATGATCTTGCCAAATGCTCCGAGGGCATCACCCACAATGCTGGGCAAGGTCGCTCTGCCACTCGGTACGCTAGGCCAGCTAGAATCGTTGTGGTCTTGCTTGTTTGTGCCCCCCATACCAGCACCACCCTCCGAATCGAATCATCGCCAAAAGCCTCTAGCGGTTCACGGACATAGGGCGTGAGCGTTGTCGAGTACGCTCCGGGTATGTTCGTTACCCTAGCTGAAAGGGTTAGGTTTTTCTCTGCCCATTCTGGGATTGAGAGTTGTTCCCTTGGCTCAAACAACAGACGAGCGAAGTTTTTGGCCTCATCAATCTGGTTCATCTCTTAACCAGATAATCTTTGGCATACGCCCAAGCTGGGTTCATATGGATTTGATGATGGCACTCGAAGCACACTGCCAAGAAAAACTCCACCTCGTTTAGCCTATCCCCAAACCTTCCTCGCCTATGATGAACTTGGCTCGCCATCTTGCAACGGCACACTTGGCAGACTGGATTGTTGGTTAGAAACTTCTCTCGAACATCTTTATAGACTTCATTCTGGCCTTTTCTCTTTGCAGATACTCGGCGTAGTTTCCCGCCTCGCTTGAGTGGGGTTTTGCGTTTAAGTGGAGAGCGTTTCATTGATCGAAGAATGGAACATCGTGGGCACATAAATCCCTAAACTCTGGTATCTGCATAAGGGTTTTGTGAAGTGCGACTGGGTCTGCATTATCTCTTACAACTGCGTGATGAAAGTGAACCATCCAGTATCTTCCAACGCCCTGCCTTGTCTTTGGGTAGTCTTTGAAGCAACATCCTACGCACATAGCAAATCCATATTCTTCTTCAAAGCTTGGGAGTTGCCCGCTGTTCGGAACATAAAGCGTAGAGTGGCTAGAGTTTGGGCAGTAGGCCAACGCTATTCTTGTAGGCTTTGTGGTTTTCATCGGTCAAAGAATGGAAGCACTATGCCAAGGATTGCGATTGCTACTAGCAAAACAATGAAGCACTCGTTCATTTGAACGCTCCTTCTGCTTTTTGAATAGTCACAAAGATTTGATCGATGCCCTCTTGGATAGCCCTCTTCGCACACTCTGGGTCGCTAGGGTTTGCTCGTGCGGCCAAGCTCGAAGGCATAGCGTCCATTAGGTTTCTAATTGCTCCCAGCCATTTGCCGAAAACTTCTCGCACCTCGTCCATCCTAATCGTTACTCTGTTCACCTCTTCCCATCGAGCGTGTTCCATTTCTGCTTCTGCGACTCGCTTTTTTGCTTCGCCCCATCCTTGAACTGCCGCCCTCATAGCGACTGGGTTTCTTTCGTTGGTTGCCCTCTGAACTAATGAGTAGGCAACTACCTCGGCTCTCCTCGCTCGGTGTAATCGTCCAAGCGGATTTTCCAATTTGATCGACTCTGCATCCGAGTTTTCTGATGTCTCTGATAAGCTCGTTGATGCCGACAAGATCGGCCTCGCCCTGCTTGGCTTCTTTTGATTGGCTATTTTCCAACGCTCTGCATCGGCCACGCTTGTAAGGGGCATACCTCTTTTTACTAGCTTTGAGATTTCGCTCTTCACTAGCCCCCACTTCTCGCATAGCTCTTTTTGTCGTATCATTTCTCACAGGGGCTTCCCACACGCCAAGCATTTCTCACCATCCCCACCCTTCTCATCCTCTGGGCTAGTTGCTTCCATCATCTTTCCAATCTCATCCAAGCTGAACCCGGTAATGTCTATATCGATCTCCCCCGCATCCAGTTCCTCTAGGATGTCTTTGAGTTGGGGCATATCAAATTCACCACTCAATTTGTTAAGGGCAAGGTTGGCCGCCTTCTCTTGCGTTTCATCTAACCAAACCGCCCACACATCGACCTCATCTTTTCCAAGTGCCAAATAGCACTTTAGCCTTTGATGGCCTCCAACGATGTTTCCAGTTTTGGCGTTCCAAGTAATCGGCTGAAGATTTCCAAGTTCGCTCAAAGATTTTGTGAGCCTTCCCAACGCATCTGAAGTGATGGTTCTTGGATTGTATTTTGCTGGTGAAAGCTCGCTGATTTTCTTTGTTACTAAAGATGGATATTTCATTGGGTCTTAAAAGTTACGCAAGATTTGTTTTAAGTGGGTTTCTATAAAGGTTTTAGAGGAAACTCGTACAGAAAAATCGCACTCGGAACC